CAGGAAGTACGCCAGCGCCTGCAGGAGGCGGGCCGGGGCACGCAGACCATGGCGCAGTACCAGGAGCAACTACGGAGCGCCACGGCGGCCGCCACGCACGCCCTGGCCGACCAGGACGCACGCCTCAAGGCGCACAACGCCAGGGCACGCGCCCAGGCGGCCAGCCAGCAGACCGCCGACAAGATCCGCACTCGCGCCGGCAACCTGGCCGCCGCCGGTGCGGGCGCGTCGGTGGCCGGCATGGCGACGGGTGCCCCGATCTGGAAGGGCATCGGTGAATCCAAGCACTACGAGCTGGAGAAAGCGCGCATCGGCGCGCTGGGCCTGGGCGACGCCGCGACCAAGGAGTCGATCGCTTTCGCCCAGCAGATGAAGGCGTACGGCGTGAGCCAGGTCGACAAGGCCGAGCTGATGCGCGACGCATTGTCTGTGTTTGCCGATGCACACCACGCGGAGATGGTGCTGCCCACGCTCGCCAAAATGAAGTTCGCCAACAAGGCCGTCTTCGGCCAGGCGCAGGGCGAGGACAACGAGCGCATGTTCCTGGACCTGCTCAAGGTCGTGGAGCTGCGCGGCGGTCTCTCCAGCCCCGAAGAGTTCCGCAAGCAGGCGGACATGATCCAGCGCGTCATCACCGCCACCGGGGGCCGCGTGCAGTCCGACCAGTGGCTGCAGGTCATCAAGCGTGGTGGCCTCGCCGCCAAGGGCATGGAAAGCGAATCGTTCTTCTACGCGCTGGAGCCGCTGGTGCAGGAAATGGGCGGCAACACGGTCGGCACGGCCATGATGAGCGCCTACCAGAACCTGTACCAGGGAAAGACCACCAAGCGCACGCTCGGCAACCTGGACCGCCTGGGCCTCATTGCCGATCGCAGCAAGGTCCGGCACGACAAGGCCGGTCAGGTCTCGTTCATGGACCCGGGCGCGCTCAAGGGCGCGGACGTGTTCCGCAAGAGCCAGTTCGAGTGGCTGGAAACGGTGCTGTTGCCCACGCTCGCGGAGAAGGGCATCACGGGTAAGGATCAGGTGCTGGACGCCATTGGCGGCATCTTCTCCAACCGCACGGCGTCCAACCTCATGGCGCAGATGTACCTGCAGCGGGACCAGATACACAAGAACATGCGCCTCAATAAGGGCGCGGACAGCATCGACCAGCTCGACGCCCGGGCCAAGGCCTTGCCGCAGGGCAAGGAAGCGGAAACGCTCGCGAAGGTCCACGACCTGCAGAAGGAAATCGGGGAGAAGGTGCTGCCGCTCTACGCCAGCGCTCTGGAGTGGGTGGCGAAGGCAGCGGACGGCGTGACCAAGTTCATGCAAGAGAACCCGGGCCTGGCCAAGGCCATGGCGATCGGCGTCGGCACCCTAGCCGCCGCGCTTCTGATCCTGGGCCCGATCATGCTGTCCATTGCCTCGGTGCTCGGGCCGTACGCCATGCTGGTGCTGATCATGGGCAAGGTCGGTGGCGTGGGCGGCATGCTGTCGGGCGTCCTGCAGGGGCTGGCTACTGCCTTCACGTGGGTGATGCGCGCAGTCGGCCTGCTGGGGCGTGCGTTGCTGATGAACCCCATCGGCCTAGCGGTGACGGCCATTGCCGTGGCGGCTTACCTGATCTACGAATACTGGGAACCGATCAAGGGGTTCTTCCTCGGCCTCTGGGGCCAGGTCAAGGAGGCCTTCAACGGCGGCATCGTTAGCGTGGGTGCGCTGTTGATCAACTGGTCGCCGCTGGGCCTCTTCCACGCCGCGTTTGCCACCGTGCTGCAGTGGTTCGGAATCGATATGCCGACCAAGTTCACCGAGTTCGGCACCAACATGATTCAGGGCCTGGCCAACGGCATCAAGGGCGCGATCGGCTGGGTGGTGGATGCCGTGAGCGGCGTGGCCGATCGCACCATCGGGCTCTTCAAGGAAAAGCTCGGTATTCACTCCCCGAGCCGCGTGTTTGCGGAGCTGGGTGGCTTCACCATGGCCGGCCTGCAGGAAGGCCTCACCGATGGCGCCGGCGGGCCGCTGGCCACCGTTCAGCGCATGGCATCGAAGATGGCGGGCATTGGTGCCGGCATTGCGATCGGCGGCGCGCCTGCGATCGCCGCGCCGGTGTCGTTCGATACCCGGCCGCCGCTGACTGCCAGCGCGGGCGCTACTGTTGCGCCGGCGACCGCGGCGCCCATCACCATCAACATCTACCCGGCCGCCGGCGCCGATCCGCAGGCGATCGCCCGCGCGGTGCACGACGAGTTGCGCAAGATCGACAACCAGAACGCAGCGCGCTCGCGCTCGCGTCTCACCGACAGGGACTGACGACATGATGATGGCGCTGGGGCTGTTCGTGTTCAGCCTGGATACGGCCCCGTATTCCGAGTTTCAACGCCAGGTCGGCTGGCGGCATCCGGGCAACGCGCGCGTCGGCCGCCGGCCGTCACACCAGTACACCGGCCCGGATGACGAAACCATCACGCTCTCGGGCAAGCTCATGCCGGAGCTGACCGGCGGCGACCTGACGCTCGCGGTGCTGGAGCTGATGGGCGACACGGGCGACGCGTACACGCTCATTGAAGGCACCGGCAAGTACTACGGCCAGTACGTCATCGACAGCCTGGACACAAAGAAATCGTATTTCTTCCAGGACGGCAAGGCGCGCGTGTGCGACTTCACTGTGAAGCTCACGCGCGTGGATGATGGGCTGTTGTCCAAGATTGCCTCCACCGTGACCAAGGCGCTGCTGTGATTGAAGAACTGCTCACCGGTGGCCGCGAGCCGCGCCCCATCTACCGCCTCAAGGTCGGCAACAAGGACGTGACCGGTCGCTTTCAGAATCGGTTGATCGAGCTGACGCTCACCGACAACTGCGGCTTCGAGGCGGACCAGCTCGACATCGAGCTGGACGACACGGACGGGTTGCTCGACCTGCCCGAGAAAGGGGTGCGGCTGTCGCTGTCGCTTGGCTGGGCGCATTCCGGCGTGGTCGACAAGGGCACGTACAAGGTGGACGAGCTGGAGCACACCGGCCCGCCCGATCGCCTCGTCATTCGCGCGCGCAGTGCGGAGATGGACGGTGGCCTCACCACCCGCCGAGAAGACTCCTATGTTGGCAAGACCATCAGCGACGTGGTGCAGGCCATCGCGCTGCGCAACAAGTTCACCTGGTTGGTGGGCAAGAAGCTGGCCGGCCAGGTGATTGCGCACGTCGATCAGACCGGCGAGTCAGACGCCAACTTCCTGTCGCGTTTGGCAAAAGAGTTCGACGCCATTGCCACCGTCAAGAACGGCACGCTGCTCTTCATCCCCGCCGGCGAACCGACCAGTGCGTCGGGCCTGGCGCTGCCCACCGTGAGCATCACGCGGGCGTCGGGTGACACCCACACCTTCAGCATCGCCGATCGGGAGAACTACAACGGCGTGAAGGCGTTCTACCAAGACACGCGCGCGGGTGTGCGGGGCGAAGTGGTCATCAATGCATCCAATGCCACGGTTGTGAAGGAGAAGCCCGCGCCAAAGGGCAAGAAGAAGCCGGAAACCGTGCAGGCGAACCCGAACCCGGACAACGTGAAGGTGCTGCGGCACACGTACGCATCGAAGGCCAACGCCGAGCGGGCCGCCCGCAGTGAGTGGCGCAAGATTCAACGCGGCGTGGCGAGTTTCACCATCACGCTGGCACGTGGCCGGGCCGAGCTGTTTCCTTCACTGCACGCCAAGGTGAGTGGATGGAAACCTCAGATCGACAACACGGCCTGGTCGGTCGGGCGCGTCGTACATCGGCTCAACGGCAGCGGTTTCACGACCACGCTGGAGCTTGAGATTTCGCCGAATAACGTTGGCTAGCCCGCGTAACCTGAGTCGCCCCTATGAAGATTCGCCTCCACCGCCCTTTTTGAAGCGACTCCTAATTCCAATCAGCATCAATGCAATCAAAACGATAGAGAAAATCGCTTGTATTAGCGCCAACCCATAGACATCCACCCGCTCTATTGAGATTATCGATTTCTCGGAAAATAGCCCGATAGGATTGAATGAGTTTTGCAAAGACAGTCCAATTGCCGGATGCTCTACAAAAACGCCTTTACCAGTCGCGCCATTCATAAGCCAGAAAATTGCCGCAAACAGCAAAATCTGACCGGCAAATATTCCCAGGGGTCGTCCGACAGAATTTCCATAGTCTCCAAGAGCATCATAAAGAAAAGAAAGAAGCCTATCGAACTTGGAGGATCCGCCGGCAATACGCAGCCCTCGCTGCTCGAGGCAGTAAAACAGATTTTCGTGATATGCGTCTTTTGACCTTGCGAAATGCCCGCGAAGATATCTGTACTTCGCCACGTCATCTATGCTGCACTCCGAACCGAACAGCCTTCCCGCTGAAATAAATTGACAGTCGAAAAATTCTGTATATTGCCTATCCATCTTGGCATCAGTGAAATTCGGAGCATTGAAAAAAGAGCAACTCCAGAATTTCCAGCCATCAGAGAAGCTACACTGAGCGAATCTGGCAACACTAATTCGGCAGCGATGCATGCTCATCGCTTCACTGAATGTGCATCCGTCCGCCCTTATGTTTCGAATTCTTAGGTCACAGATATCGAGCACGCCAATTTTGGCTTTCGTTAGGTTAAGGTATGCCCCCCTCAAATTCCCTTTGCCAGCATCCACATCGATCGATTTCGAATCACTTTCGACGAGATTCAGATTGAAACGTGTTGCTTGCCCATGAGCATCCATCTCCAACTCCACTACCAGCTCGTCTAGGTGGCAGTGGTTCGCATCGAAGCGGTCACAGAGAGTCGCAACGGCCACACGCAGCTTGCCTACAACCTCGGTGTAGTCCAGGAGAACGGGGACGTCGATGGACACATTGAGGTCACCATCGATTCTCAAAAACCGCAGGTCGGCAAAAATCTCCGGACGTTTGTATCCGGCTTGCGACCAGTTTGTCGCCCGACTCCGCTTGGCGATGTCAGATATGCGGGTGAGATACCGCTTCACCGGCTCCGGGTTTAGGTGAAGTCTCCTAACGCTACCGGACCCATCGGCACGCATACAGTTCAGGTGCATAGATTCCGCCATTTGCACGCCTGAGTTAGCGAGCGCGTCAGCGGCGACGGCTAACTGAGTCTCGATTTCGTGCTGCTCACGAAAGTACGGATCAACTTCGTCGTCCATGTTGCATTTCCCCTATTTGTTTAGATGCCGCGAACACGCGTCGCGCGGTTCAGGAACTCGCGTCCTGGCGTTTTGCTGCTTGCTCTGTTGGTGCCCAGAACGCCACACCTCCGGACACCGGCGGTGTGCATGTATAGAGCTGGGTGTCTGCCATCCGAGCGACACCACCGGGGGAGTGTGCTTTCCCCTCGTGATGGCAAAGGCTGCCTTGCAGCGTGAGAGTCGGGTCTGAAGCAGGCCCGCCCACTATCGCCATGTATGCGGCGACGGTCGACACCGCAAGCGCCAATCCGCTGGTGGCGACCAGCCATCTGCGCATGCGCGTGTGCTGTAGGTGTGCGACGGCGCAGCTTGAGCACTGCGCTAGTCGATTCATGCGACCGTCCATCGTGAGGGGCCTGGCATCGTTCATTGCCGCGCCGTGGTGGTGAATGTTGATCACGTTGCTTGTCTGGTTATTGGCAGTTGCCCCGTCGTGCGTGGCGTTGCCAGCGACAACCAGACCTGCATCCCCCTCAACTGATATGTGCTTCTCTTGCATCGGATGTTGTTGTCATTGACCGCCCCGTGGCCGGGCGTTGAATACCTCCTGCAAGACCGCTCCCCGAAACGAAAAGGCCCGCCGAAATTGTTTTTGGATGGCGGGCCTTGCTACTGCCTGTGCTGCATAGCGATGGCGCGCATACGCGCATCGTTTGTTGTTAGCGCTTCTTCTTTCCTTTGCTCATATCAATGCTGACAGAGCCCGTCTGGTCGCCTTCAAAGTACTGACCAACGTCGCCGCCCACCCGGATGGCCGTCCCTGCGGGGGCCTGCATGCCGCCAATGAGACCGAGCACGCCAGCGCGGCCTCGTGCATCGAGCCGGCGATAGCCCGACAGGACCATCTCTTCCTCCGGCGCCAGCAGCTCGGGCATGCGACGGCCTAGCGCGACATAGAGTGGGTCGACACCAGCCTCGGCCCAGGCGACCAACGCGTTCAAATCGGGTATGCGATCACCCTGCAGATAGCTGGTGTACGTCGATGGGGCAACGTTGCCAGCTTCCGCCATTTGCCCCTTCTTCAGACCAAGGCGGCTGCGCTCCTCTTCAAGTCGGTCGCCAAAGCTAGAATTCGGCATTTCGAAATTTCCTTGTAATTCTTCGCGTTCGCGAAGATAATCTTTGTGAATCCACCTGACTCACAAACCGATTATCGCCCATGACTACTGCCGAATCCCTACGGGAGCGCTGTCCAAATGGTGCTCGCTCGCGCGTGTTGGTGAACCTCAAGCCCGAAGAGATGGCAGACCTAAAAGCGCGCGCGGAGAGGGAGGGCCGCACCTACTCCAACTTGGCCCGTCTTCTCATCATCCGCAGCATGAGGGCAGACCGTGAATCCACCCTGACCAACGCCACGTGACCGCATTTACACAAAGCGAGACAGACATGTATCCCGATCCGAAACGGGTGCGAGACCACCGCATCACTATTCGCCTTGACGACTACGAGTTTGCTTTCCTTATCTCGCTCGCAAACCTCGTTGGTGAACAGCCCGCAGCGCTCGCGCGCCGCGTTCTGTTCAAGGAAGCCGCACAAATGCTCGCCAGTGACTCCACTGTAGAGCGACACCACGCCTGATCGAAGGCGCCAAAGAGCAGCTGGAAAGATGCCGGAAATCGATATCGGCTTTACCGACAAAGACTTGGAAGCGCTAGAAAGCGTGCGGCGGCAGCAGGGCCTAGAGACATTGCAGCAAGCCGCCGAATGGCTTGTGAAAACGTCGATACGGCGCACCGCCGAACGCATGACAGGAAAACGCCGCTCACTTCAGCTCGTATCACCGGAGAACACGCAATGAAACTCACCTGCCCACACTGCGCTGCGCGCATGCAAATTCGCACCAGCCGCCCCGTGTCGCTGCTGTCGCGTGAGCTGTATCTCCAATGCCCAAATGTGGAGTGCGCCTACACCTGCGCAGCAATCCTTTCTGCGGTACGCACGATCGCCCCAAGCATGAACCCGAATCCCCAGGCCTATCTGCCTGCAGGCCGCTCCCGTCTCTTCGCCGAAAACCCGCGCCAGCTCGAATTGCTGACCGGCTAACGGCCCCTCTCTAACCCCTCGTCCCCTCGCGTCTGCTTTCGCGCCTTTCTAGGCGCGAGGGGCTTCTTTTGCTCAAAAAAAGGAGTCACGCATGTCTTCCATCAGCACAACGCTCTGCTCAGCGGCCAGTATCCGTGTAGAGCCCGTGAAATTCCGTAGACACGAGGTCGTCCCTGGCGCGCCGTATGTCTTCGCCACGCAGACGGTCTACGTCAGCCTCCATGATGGGAACCACATCGAGCTGTGCTTTCACCTTGAAGAAGGCGCCACGGCGGTCGCCCCTGGCGAAACCGTCGTGCTTCCGACTGTCGACGAGGTGGGGGTATGAAACCGTTCCTCGTCCGCGTTGCTGCTGATGGGCAGCGCCTGACCATTCATACTCTCGCTGCCACCAGCATCGATGCACTGATGCTCGTGCTGGGCACGCTCGAATCCCAAGGAGTGGTTGCACGTAGCGGTGCCGCTCGCCCACTCGGGAGGGCCGCGTGATGCTCGCACTCGTCAACCTCTGGATGCTGGCCACCGCGCTGGCGTCGGTTGCCTTGCTGAACTACGCCCCGCATACGCAGCGCTGGGGCGCACTGGTGGGCCTGCTCGGCCAGCCTGCCTGGCTGTATCTGACCCACGTCACCGGTGAGCCCGGCATGTTCACCGCCAGCCTGTTCTTCACCGTTTGCTACGGCCACGGCGTGTGGCGCGGCTTCTTCGCGCGGAGCCGACGCCATGCCTAGACCTGCAGTGACCGAAGCGGACATCCGCTGGATGCACGACTTCTTGTGCCTTACCACCCCGTTTGACGCGATGCCGCCCGCACTGCGCCAAGCCGTCGAGTCCGCCGCCGCAGCCCTGTTGCCACGACTGCGCCGCCGTCTTTCCCGTCTTCCCGCCGTCGACTTCAAGCGCCGCGCCGCCGGCGACTTGGATGACTGAACCTCTTTGAGACCAGACCATGAAAACAGCCATCACCTTCAACATTAATACCGACCGCCTGCAGAGCTACAGCGACGAATACATCGCGGCGCTCTGGCACATCGCCCAGGTCAACCCCGCGCCCCACGCCGACCACGACGCCGGCGTGCTGGTGGAGCACATCGGCCGGGAAATCATTCTCCGCTGGTTGCGCGGCGTTCCCGTGCCGGTCTGGAATATCCAGGGCCGCGACTACTACCACCAGCAGCTCATCCGGTTTGCGCGCTGGAACGGCACAGAGTGGGTGGCAGGCGCGGCGGTGCTGCCCACCGTCCCGGAGATCCTTTGAGGCGGCACAAGCATGGCAACCATTGACGAACTGAAACAACGCATCGACCTGCACGACCTGGCCGAGCGGCTGGGTATCAAGCGCGGCCCAGGCGGCGACAAG